TTACCAGTCGCTGGTTTCGGTTACTGGAGACTCATTCAACGCAGCTGAGAGTAGCCCTATAAACCGAAAAGAGAAGAACGTCTCTAAGGTTTCTTTTGCAAGTTCGCTTTTAAGTTTCCCATTTTTATATATACCATAGTTGCCAGTTAAAAAACCTCCGGTGTCATTGGTTACCAAGTTAAGACGTTTATAATCTGAGGTTCTTAAGGTAGTCATCTCAAGAGAAGGAGCGTCTATACGCACTTTGCCGTCTTTAAAGCGAATGGTATAGGTATAATCTAAATCAAATACATTACCGCCTTTAGATCGTGGTACCGCGTTAGCTTCAAAACCATTAACTGTAATTTGAGTGTCTTCAATGGTACTTAGTGCAGCATCCGGGTTTTTATATTGCCGGTGCAAATAAGCCAATACACGGTCATATAAAACAGCCGCTGAAGCGTCTTTAAACTCGGCTACTTGATAGTCTTCATCACCATATTTAAAACCCTCAGGGGTTACATGCCATGTTTGTGCAAACGAAGCTGTTGAAATGAATAGTAGGAGTAGTAGTGTTTTCATTAATTTAGAAGTTATTCGGTTCGTCAGTCGAGTACCCCGCCTCTTTAAAATATTCAACAACTGCAACTACTAAATATTTATTTTCTTTAGTTAAGGTTACACTAACTGATTTAATAATGAATTTTGGAGTGTCATATAGAAACTGTACTATCTTATTATTAATAAAGCCTCTATCAGTAACGTCAATATATTCAAGTTCAAAGTTTACACAGTGTATATTAGGATCAGATGCCATAATTTTATTGTTTCCAGTTATTTAAATCTTCCTCAGAAACCTCTATTATTCCGGATATTCCTTTAAACCTGATTCTTCCATTTGAGCTACCAATCTTTTCAATGGCAGACTTAATTAGTTCGCTCTTAGTAGGAAAGCTATCAAAGTCTTTTAATGTTATATAGTCTGCTGATGTTGAATCACTCGTTCCATCAGACTTTAAGAAGAATACAATATAATTTTTCATATTTTAAAATTTCTATAAAGTTAGTTACACTTAACAGATTAAAGTTACAGTTTTCTGTATGGACTGAATTAATAAAGATAAAAAAAGCAGTTATACGTCTTGATGAAGGCTAAGAACAGCACTAGGCTTTAACTCCTTAAAAGGGGATGGGTATTGTTCAGTTAAAATAGGTTTTACGCAATTGCTTAACTCAAAGTTATTTAGTTTATTTAGGTTTGTTTAAATTTTAAATTTATGATTAGTTTAAAAGATATTAATGAGTCTGATGAGGGGCTTAAAGGACTATTTATTTTATTAATAATGATGCCTTTCTGGTATTCTTACTTTGGACTTTTTTTTCCTGAAATACTTGAACAATCGGATATTATTCTATTATGCTGTTATTGCTTTTGCTTAAGCTTAGGGTTTGGAAGTTTCTATTTGATCTCAGTATTGACACTATTAAATTTTAAGAAAAAAGTAGAGCAACCAAACGAAATTGTGTCGTGTATTCTTAGTGTCTGTTTACAGGTATTTATAATGATTAACCTGATGACTTTGACTAACTTAATTAATGAACAAGAAAACATGCATTTATCATTTACTGAGTCACTAATCATTTTTTCAATTCCTTTTTTCTTAATATTTATAGTAGACAAGCTTTGGAAGCTAGTAAGAAATAAATTCTGAATTAATCAATTCTGATTAGCCACATTCCAATGATGAAAGCAATATTTTAAGTTGTATACCGGTTCATTACAGCCTTTTTTGCAGCAGCTTTCACCGAGCACCGGCTTATCAAGTGCACCGCCTGCTAAAAGGGCATTATAGGCGGTTTTCGTGCCTTGAGTTTTGGGTAAGATGGGCAAGCCTAAAGCTTCAGCGAGGCGTATTTCACCAAGCATCCCGGGAGACACGCCATCACCGTATAACCATACTTCACGTATGGCGCCGCTTTTAAGTACGCAGCGGCCATTTTCTAAACCTCTGGCACGTTCTGCCGGGTTGTTGTCATCAAGTGCCAGCACATCTGCGTAATAGGGTGCAAGCGGTACCACCTCAGGTTCTGCTAGGTTAATTTGACGTATCACTTTTGCAAGAGCTTCAAGATTACGTACGACATTGCCGCCGATGGGGTGTGCGATATATACTATTTTCATTGTTCTGAGTTTTTGTACTTCGGTAAATAATTGTCATCCAAGTCTTCAATAAATGCCATTGCTACAGCTGCAACCTGCACCAATTCCTTCCTCATATCTAAAAGATTCATTGGTTTTAATCGATCAGGGTTAAACGTGTAATTAATCCCTTCCTCGTTAACCTCGCCCACTTCCTCGCCTAAGATCATTAACCACTCTGCGGGATGGTGGTTGCGGTTCCAACCAAACTTTTCGTTTTGGCGTACGCGTTCTTTTAATATATCTTCAATTGTGCGTTTGTGAGCAGCTCTCACCAACTCTACACTTTCATCTTGATTTGCCATTAGTCAAATTTTTGCTCGATTAAATCAATTACTTTTGTTTCAACTCTTTGAACATTCAATAGTTCACGCGCATACTCACCGGGTCTTAAATGTGCATTGAAGTCTTTTAAGATTTGTTTAGCACAAGCTATTGCCTCATCATTGTCCTTAGGCTCGTCGTACATTCTTGTTTCTTCAAGTTTTTCATTCCAAGACTCGTGTGTGTACGAGTTTCTTACGGTCATTTCAAAGTGAAGCTCTGTAAAGGTTTCTTTTGCCATTTTTTCTTAATTTTAAGTATGAAATTTTTAATTAAAGAGATTATACTATTCTTTAAAGAGCTTAGTGTATTGATAATGATTTGCGCTACTGGTGATTTAATCACTTGGCTCTTTTTAAAAGCACTAAGTCAGTGAATACTTCCGTGGTTATCTTCCCAATACCGCTGATTGAGGTACACACTCGGAGCTGCTTTGTTGTAGCGTTTACGTGCTAAAAACTTGTCATAGGTTGGGATGTGACCTAAGGCGGCTATTTTGTCTTTTTTAGAAAGGCGCTTCCAAGAGGCCTGTGATTGGCTCTTTTTTACCTTATGATCGTAGGCATTGTAAAACGCGTCAAAGCTTAGATCAGGCTCACCTATGATGATTTCAAAGACCGACTTTTTAGCCTTGAGCCAGACGCTTTTCATAATCGCCTCGGTCTCCGGGAAATTGCCCTCTTTAAATAACCAAGTGATTTGTTTTGTTGAGAGCGGTTTATCCTGAATTTGAAAGCTGATTAAATTGCCTTTTAAATCGTATTTAAACTCCCATAAAACGGAAAGGCTATCGCCCTTTACGGTGTATGTTGTTACTTGTTCCATTTATTGTAATTTTTGATCCAGTTCGTGTGCGATGCTAACCACCGCGTTGTATTCATAAGTACCGGCGCGAAATAAGCCTCGGTTTATGCGCAAATGTCTTTCGAGGGCGTCTGCCTCGTAGTAGGCGAGTTCAAGCGATCTAGGCTTGTCATTTGGTGACATACGGGCTTCAATTGCTTTCTTTGCTACTCGCACGAGTACCTTTTGTAATATGGCCGCCGCTGCTTTGCCTATGCGGGTCGTTGTATTTGGCGTTTGCCCCATATGTAGCACCTGCTCCAAGACGAGATAATGCTCTGGTTTTTGTTTGATTTTAACTGGATGCATTATTCTAAGTATAAACCGGTTGTTACTTGGGTATTGAATTCGCCTCCTTTTACGCCTTCAAGCGCTTCACGGTCGCGGCGTTCTTTTTCGCTTAGCTCAAAGGGATCAATTTGCTTGAGGTCACCTTCACGATAAAGCTTTGAGGCGATCACATAATTTGAAAAGAAGATCTTGTCAAGCTTTTCACGGGCTCGTTTTTTATTAGCCGGTTTTCGGTACCGCTTAAGCTTGGGAGTAACGAGGCGTCGGTATTCTCCGCGCATATGTTTTCTGAAATACTCATAGGCACACTCAAGCGTTACCCAATCAATATATTCTAGCTTAATAGCAATCTCTCTAACATCCCAAGTGTCTCGGCTTGCTTTCATCTGCCTGTCTGGAAAGAAGTATTTAAACAAGGTGCCGAACAGCATTAACTCGGTATTTTGAGAATATTTAAAGCGGTATTCTTTGAAGGTTATATTCTGAATCTGCTCGGCGCTTAGATTGTATTTCTTCATCAAGCGATCAAGTGCAGCCTGTGCCGCTCCCTTTTCACCGGAAACGCCTCGTTTAACGAGTTCGTAAACTTTTTGGATTTTATCTTGTTGCTCTGGTGTCATATACAATCGGTTTTTGGTTTATCTAAATCACTACCGCATTGGCGGCAAGCGGTTACGGTGGTCTCACAGGTGGCGCTTAGGTTTACCACGCGGATGTAGCGCGCGTTTTTAGGATGCTCGCAGACGGTTTCAAAGGGGATTGACATACTCAAAATGAATTCGGTTACACGTGTCTCCCGGCTTGATCTTGTTTGTGGCGCAATACAACGCTATAAACTCTCGGGCTGTCCAGTCAGGGAAGCCCTCCCGCACACATTCGTTTTTTGAAATTCGTATAGCGTCAACGGGTTCGGGTCTATTGCTAAGTATGCGTATAGGCCCACCGATAAGCTTTTGCTTTTCGCCTTTTTTCAATCCCATACACTTCTCAACTGGTTGCACCAAGTCACCCGGTTTTAAATTTGCCCAACCTTGACGGCGGGTAACGTTTTTAGACTGGTTTTTTACTTGCTCTTTTGTGAGCGCAAATGACATTCTTCTCATTTATACAGACTTTTTAAAATGCCTTCAAGGGCGTTAATGATCTTGCTTACCTCTTCGGGTTGCATTTGAAGCAGTGGCTTGCGCACCGGTGAGCGATCGCTTTGCAGCCAAGCCCCAAAACGGGTGATATCTGCCACGCGCCCAAAGCGCGGGTGATCTGTTGTCCATTTAATTTGAATAAGCAGGCTTAAGATTGCTTTGTGGCGCTGGTTGTTTTTATCAAACTTGCCCCACGTACTGGCAAGGTCTGCGGTAGCCATTGGCACCGGTTTTAGCCCCATTTGTTTTAGGATGGCGTTGGCTTGCGCATAGGTGAGATCATTGGTACTGATCTTGTCATTGTCACCCGTTGCCCATTGCACCCATTCTTCTTTGGTATCGCGGTTGGGCGCGTTAACGTGTATAAGCTGCTTTTGCTTTTTATTGGCTTTCATAGATTATACCTTAATGCGGTTATAATTGCTTTTATATCCTTAAGAGGGAATATTGTGACCGTGGCAGGAGTCGAACCTGCCCCACGATGTTCTTATGTAATGCGGCTATCAATTTTCAGACTTAGTGCCCTTTGTACTTTAGAGCGCCGGGCGGTACGATTAATCCCCGGCTGGGTACGCTTACTTTGATAGGTGTTCCTACACTTACGGTCTTTTGCAACTTCTCGCAGTTGCGGCGGTCGTTCTGTCGCTTAGTGCTATGACTTTACTGGTGGCACACATTGACCGGTATTCCTGCCTAATAATTTTCAAGGGCTCAGCAGGAGCGGCAGTGACAGCGCATCAACCGTGACGGCGGCTTTCTGGTGTTGGCACCTCCCTTTTAATCCCTAGTGACAGGGCGATTTTTTAACTTGATCTCGCGACCTATGTAGCATTTAAAGGCATTGGTTTCAGAAGGCGTAAGCTCTTCTTTTGCAATCCAGTTGCCGTTAGTGTCTTGATACACCTCTTTAGAGTTTACCCAGTAGGTGTCTGCGTTTACCGTTGGTTCTATTGTTACTCCCATAATTAGATACTTGCGAATTGAAGATTAATAAGTTCCCATTTACCAGAGGCATCCTTCTTTTTGATTGAATACCCAAAACCTCTAAGGTGGTTGCTGTAACTTTCTTTGATCAGGCGTAAGCCTTCAACCCAGCGCGGGTCGTCATATTTGTCTGCGTGCTGAAGTAGGTTCATTACACGAGCGTACTCTAAGTCTCCATTCTCATTGCGCTGAATGAAACTGATCAAGATCTCGTACAGTTTGAGGTCACGTTTTTTTACAGTCTCGGTTAGAAACTCCTTTATAAGTTCCTGAGCTTTTACGCTTCGCTCATCCCAACTTGGCTTGGTGTCTCTGTGACGGGTGATACGATAGTCTCCGGCCTCGTTTGTAATGCTAAAACCGCCTTTACTATTGCCCGGCATTTTACCGTAATTCGCAAGGCGCTCTGCTTGCTCCTCCATACGCTCGTGGCATAGCTTTTTCAGTTCGACCAGCTGCTCGTGTACTTGCTGGGCAAAGCTTGTTAAGAAGTTGATGGTCTCATCGCGCTTGCGCTCGTATTCTTTCTTTTCACGCTCGGCGGCTTTGGCTTTTTTGGTGCGTAGTTCTTTTAGTTTAGCCTCCAGTTGCTCTTCGGTTAATTCTGCGGTGGTGTCCTGTGTTGTATTCATCTTAGTCTTCTATGAGTTAAAAGTTTATTGATAGTCTCCCGGTGTCTGTAGCCGAGAAGGTGAGTTTAAGGTTCCAGTTGTCTGCGTGGTCTTCCAGTAGATCAATTTGGGTGGTGTCTATGGTCTCTCGGGTGTATATACTAGCCTTATCAGGTAGACCTTCATCGTTATGCTCAATATTGAGCGTATAGGGTTCAGAAAGTATCGCAGTAAGGCCTCTCTCAAAATTTCTAATGTTCTCGTCGATCTCGTGCTGTGTTGGTGTCTCCATAGTCATAATCTTGTTTACTTAATTCGTTCCATTTCTCTCTTGCCAAATAGGCTTGTATCATTGCGCTGATCGCGCGGTCGTGGTACCCGCTCATATCTTAAAATCCATTCGCGCACGCAGTACAATTTGCTCAAGGTGTGCCGGTAGTTGGTATTGTGGGGTTGCGCTTTCCCAGCCATCACCCGCATTGATATCGTCAAGTGCGTGCATTACTGCGGCGCGATGCTGATGTAGGCAGGTGCGTTGACTTACCGAGAAGTAAGCGCTTTGACGGGTGGTCTTGAGTACCGCAGTTATTAGATCATATCGGTTGTATAACTGGTGTGCGTTCATATTGCCAATGCTTTTTTGATTAATACTTTGCTGTAGTGCTTGTGGATCACGCTGGTATAATCGCGGTAGATATCTTTAAGCGTGTCACGATCCAGATTGCCATTGTAGCTGCTTACATCGTCTGCGAAATAGCGCTCAAAAGTGCGCAGGTTCTCGCGCCACCACGTAAAGAGTGCGTTATTACTCAGCAACATTTGCAGCTGCTCTTGATTGTGGGCTTTTTTCTGGCACCACTCTAGCCAAAGCGAGAAAAGCGTTAGCTCATACTCCTGCGGCGTTTCTTTTAATAGTTCGTTTATTGCTTTCATAAGATATCGTGGTATTGCTTTGCGCCCTCTTCCCATACGGTGTATGGTTTAGAAAGCTGCCCGCGGTTCATTCTACTTTTTGCAAACACTCTAAAGCCTACACAGTGCAGCTTTACATCAGCATCGTACATTATGGCTTTTGCAAGACTGCCCATAGGTTGCTTGCCTTCAGCGTGGCTGTTCCATATAAACAAGGTGTTAGGGCAAGCCTTTTGCAGGGCTTTGTAGCCCCGCTTGTCAAGAAAGGCGTACTGTACAGAATCAATAATTACAATGCCCGCGCTTTTGTGGCGCGACTGGCGCTCTCTGATCTCGTCTATAGTCAACTTGTCTAATACTTTGAAGCTGCCGCGGCGGCACTCTTGCATACGGTTTTCTTTAATAGCCTCCTGCATTGACATACGTGCACCCTCTTCAAGCGAGTTAAACTCGACCTTTTCAAACTGTGTGAGGTATTTTGCTAATTGCATTAGAAATGTGGTTTTACCTTCTCCTGAGTTTCCAAAAAGAAACCAACTGCCGGAGCGCTCTGGTGTTCCTATTAATTCTTTGAAGCGCCCCTCAAGGGGGAGCGTTTTAAATTTTTTCTTCAGCAGCTCGTCAACCGAGACTGCGCGTTTGATTTTTGCCATTTATTCACTCAATTCCGGCTGTTCTTGTCTCGCTAGGTGTATTCTCTTGATTTCGCGTCTTACGCGCCTAAAATCGCCCCCAAACGTGTCATAAATGAATGTGATGTCTTCCTCATCGTCTACACCATTTGCGCAGCAAATGGCTGCAACATCGTCGCGATTGATAGGGTCAAGCTCTATGTGGCGGCGTCCTACACGGCTATAGAGTTCGTCATACCCCGTTTTTGAGTGTTGAATACCGCGTTCAATACGCTTGCGCAAAGCCTGCACGCCGCTTAGGATGATCCCTAAGTGCCCTTCGTGGTCGTTGTAGAACTCCATAAACATATCGAGCTGCGGGTCTTTCAGTTTATCAGCCTGATCAAGAATAAGCAACGGTTTTGCCCATCTAATGATTTGATCGTTCCATTTCTCCAGCATTTGCTCGGTGGTTCCTATGGGTTGAACACCCATAGCTAGGAGCAAGTGGCGTACAAAGGTTTTTTTAGTCCAGCTGGCTTTGCATTCTACGTGCATCACATTCTCATTGCGGCGCGCATAGAACTTATAGGCGTTTGATTTACCCTTGCCGGCATTGTCGCTAATGAGAAGCGCAAGCCCTTGCATACGGGCGGCGTGGCAGTATCTATAAGCCTCATTTAGATTTTCCGTCATGGCGATCTTCCAGTCTAGCTCAATGCTGAGATTACCCTGAACCTTGCGGAACATGTCGTCACTGATCATTCCCCAATTGCCGGCGATCATCTGACTAATGGTTGCCGTAGAAACCATTGCCTTAATCGCCACAGACCTTTGACTGGTTAAGTTTGCAGCCTTAGCGACCTCATTAACAATGGTGCTCTTAGCTGCATTGCTTATACGGCTTTTATTTTTGGTTTTGACACGAGGGTCTTTATACTTTGCAACTGCTTCTGCTGATTGTGGTACCATAGTTATAGTTTATTAAGCCAAGAACCTGCGCCGGCTTCTGCCATTGCACGAGACTGCTTTGGCTGGCGGCCTCTGAACTTCATCTCAAGTTCCTGGTCTTCGATTAGTGATTCTTCAGTGATGTTGGTGCGTTGGCGTAATGCTTCAAGCTCTGCCTGTACGCGCTCGACGTCTTTATCGCGGGTGCCTATCATTTTATGTACGCGCCCGTGATCTTGATCATCCATAAGTAATGGAATGCTCTTAATGCTCTTGACAGGCTCGGCGTCTGCGATGTATTTACTTTCGCCGTTAGGCAGTCTTAAGTATAGGCGCACATAATTGTCAAGCTGATCAGGATCATACTGCACAAAGAATTTGCAACCGGTATAGTTATCGCGGAAATCAAGATCAACGTGGCCGTCTGCCGTGTAGACTTCAAAGTGATAGCGTTCTTTACCTACTGTAAGGCGTATACCGTCACGATTGTAGCTGTTAGTGTTGGTTGAAGTAACCCAAAACAACTGCACCATATCAAGCGGGCTAATCTTGTCTAAAGCAAAGGTTTGCTCGTGAGTAGCGGCCTCGTTGCGGCTTACTTTTAGTTTTGGGTGGGCTGCATTATTCCATTTTTCAACCGAATAGGCAAACACCTCGCGCAGCTCGTCAATAGTCTTGAGCTTTTCGCGGTGACGCTTAACAAACTCCATATTTGGGCGACTGTCTGCCTTAAGTGCTGTGATAGCTTGCTTATCTGAAAACCACCACTTGTTAAGAAATTGCTGCTGAAAGCGACCTATAAGCTGTTCAGCCGGTGAACCGTGCTCATAAGCTCGGTGTGCATAATGCTGACCACCATTAGCCGTAACAATATTGCTGTACAGTTCTTGAACCGCTTTCATTTTGTGCCCACTCTGGTTGTCATAGGTCAGAAGGGCAGGCTTGCATTGTGTCTCCTGTAAAGCCATTTTAAAAGCTCTGAAGTGCGATTGGTGGTCTTCGGCAAGGCTAAAGTCGTGACCTACAATTTTCTCGCTATACACGTCAAAAATGAGGTTGACTTTGATATCTGCCCCCATTGAGTAAGGCGCACCTTCTTTAAAGTGAATCCAGTCAAGCTTGGAGCCGTCAATGGTTAAATATGCATAAGGGAAATAATCGCTCTTATCGCGTGTAGTCTTGTGACCAAACTGGCGCACATACTCATCTTTGCCGTGGCGGGCTAATACCCAAACCTTTTTCTGTTCCGGTTTATGAAGCCACTTATAAATGGCGTCTTCGTGAAGTGAAGGCCACTTCTTTGCAATACGATAGGCATCGTACTCAAGGTGCAAGTCTGTAATACTAGGCTTGTGTGGGAGGCAGTACTTGGCAAGTAGCCAGTCTGCAAGGGCACCTTTAATTTTTTGGGTGTTGGTATTACCGGTTCCGGCGTGGATCAGGCGCTCATAGCCCTGTTCTGCATATTCTTTATAGCGACGCTCAAGGCTGCGAGGGTTGCTTGGTAATTTATGAGGGAATTTAGCCTTGCCATCTTCACGCTTAAGCGTTTTTAGTTCAGCAATGACTTTTGCAAGTTCGCGCTTAGCTTGAGTCTTTTTGAATGAAGTGTTGCGAGCCGCTTTAACCTCAATTTCTTGGAGCAACTCACCGTAAAGGTTAAGTATCTGCGCCTCGATATAGTGCTGATACTCTTTTTGGGGTGAAAGGCCGGCTTTCATAAAGAAAACCGCGGCTTTGTCGTCATTGTTAAGTCTGCTAACAAACGAATCGACATCGTCTTTACGGTAAGGGTCTCCAAATGCTTTTTTGATCTTCTCTAGGTACTCGTCAGGAATACTCGACCACGCGATAAGACCGGTGCGACCTCTTCCAGCAGTGCGGAGGCGGTTGAGTTTATTACGCTGGCACCACTTCTGAAACTGAGCATAAGACAGGAGACTGAGTTCTATGAACACATCCTGATTAACGCCCAGCTGATTGCCGTTGCAGTATTCGTATATGTCTCCTGTTATGTTCATTACTGGTTAGATGTAGTTGCCTCTTGAGAATCTTGGAAACTCTCAACTAATTGTTCTCTGCTTTCAATGATTCGAATAAGAGCCTCCTTTGCTTGAAGGTCACCTCTTTTGAATCTCATTTTAGCGGCTGCTGGATTTTTAAGGCCTAGCATACGGGCTAATGTGCCATAGTCTCCGTACTCTAATTTTTCTTTTATTTGTTCGGTTGTCAT